GCGAAAGCTGGGGCTGAAACAGCACAGACAGCCGCCTCGAGCGCTGCAACAAGCGCTTCCGGGTCAGCTTCATCTGCAAACACCTCCGCTACGACCGCTGCAACCTCTGCGAACAATGCAGGTAGCTCAGCCTCGGCGGCGGCAACAAGTGCTTCAACAGCAGCTACTTATGCTACCGATGCTGGCACTGCTTCTAGTGCAGCTAATACAGCTAAACTTGCTGCAGAAACTGCGCAGTCTGGTGCTGAAACCGCAGAAACTAACGCGGCTTCTTCTGCAACGACCGCGCTGGGTTCAGCTGCCTCCGCTGCGACATCAGCTACTACCGCCGCGAACTCTGCAAACTCAGCGGGCGATAGCGCAACAGCTGCTGCGACAAGCGCCTCATCAGCCGCTACTTATGCTACTGATGCAGGTACGGCGTCTGCTGCAGCTCAATCAAGTAGCCTTTCAGCTTCCTCGAGTTTAGCTGGGGCCCAAGCCGCCGCGTCTGACGCTGAAGACGCTCAAGCTAATGCAGGTGCATCGGCCTCTGCCGCTGCGACAAGCGCAACTACTGCTGCAACAAGCGCAACTACTGCTGGAACAAAAGCCGCGTTAGCTTCCCAGTCAGAGCTTGCCGCTGAGACTGCGGAGGCAAACGCAGTAACTGCTGCGACTTCTGCTGCGAACTCAGCTACCAACGCGGACTCCTCTGAAGCAAACGCCGCTACCTCAGCCGTAAATGCCGCGCAATCTGAGAACCAGGCGTCAGGGGCAGCTAGTGCAGCTTCTACATCTGCGTCTCTTGCATCAACACGCGCAACAGCTGCAGGAACATCTGCTGGTGCTGCTGAAACTGCTAGAACCGCAGCGGAGACTGCACGGTCTGGTGCTGAGACGGCTGAAACGAACGCGGCTTCGAGCGAGACAAATGCAGCTGGGTCTCAAGCTGCTGCAGCAAACAGTGCTACCGTTGCCGCGAACAGCGCGACTCAGTCAGGACAGTCAGCTACTGCAGCAGCTAACTCGGCGACTACTGCTTCGACTAAAGCGACAGATGCTAGTCAGGCGGCGGCAGTAGCGACTACGGCTAAATTAGCCGCAGAAACAGCTAAGGGCGGCGCTGAGACGGCTGAAACAAATGCGGCTGAAAGTGAGACAAATGCAGCTGGGTCTCAAGCTGCTGCAGGAGTATCCGCAACCCAAGCAGCGAATTCTGCAACACAGTCTGGTGCATCTGCCGGAGCGGCGGCAGGAAGTGCAAGTATTGCAAGTAGTAAAGCGACAGAGGCCAGCCAGTCGGCTGTTTCTGCTACAGAAGCTAAGAACCTTGCAGTGACTGCCAAGGCAGACGCCGAGTCTGCTCGTAACAACGCGGCTGCTAGTGAGTCAAATGCAAGTGGCAGTGCAGCAGCAGCAGGGGCATCTGAAACTAATGCTGCTAGCTCATCTAATACAGCGGGCCAGTCAGCGACAGCTGCAGCTAACTCTGCAAGTGCGGCTTTGGCGCAAGCTACTGCAGCGGGTGTATCTGCGGCTTCTGCAACTTCTGCGAAAAATGCTGCTAGTACCTCTGCTGCGAATGCATTGACTTATCAGAATAACGCTGCGCAATCAGCGACCGCTGCTAATGGTTCTGCGACGGCTGCAGCATCAACCGTCAATGGTTTAACCGCTCGCCTAAACAATGCGGGCGGGACTGGCGTTACTGTTGAGGAGGCATATAGCGCTTCCGCGTCCAGCATCGAGGGGTTGCAGGCACAGTACTCGGTCAAGATAGACAACAATGGGCATGTGTCAGGGTTCGGATTGAACTCTGTTGAGGTGGACGGGGTTCCCGAATCGGCGTTCGTGATCCGCGCTGATAAGTTCGCGATTGTCGATCCTGCGTCCACGGCTAATGACTTAACGAACACCCCCTCTGCAGACGTAGTACCCTTCGGCGTTACAAACGGTGTTGTCTATATCAAAGCGGCAGCGATTCAAGACGCGTCGATCACGTCTGCGAAAATTGGCAGCGTTAATGCAGACACGATTACTACGGGCACGCTCAACGTAGCTAATCTAATCGACGCGAACGCCATACAGGCGTCCCAGCTTAATCTCGTTGGTGTAGGCACATTAATCGACTTAAAGAGCGCTGCGTCAGGTGGGCGAATGGAGATCCTTAGTGACAGCATCCACGTCTACGATTCAACAGGCGCTATACGTGTGAAGTTGGGAGCGCTTTAATGGCTCATGGCATACGCGTTTGGACAAATGACTCTCCTCCAAGATTGCGCCTAGACACAGGAGACAGGCAAGTTATGCACTACGCGCAATACGCAGGCACTGCTGGCGCTAGTCCAATCGTTATTAATGTTGGCGGGGGTTATAACATTACCAGTGGAGACTGGGGGGTAGATGTCACCCCCGTCAACGAAGACTTAAAGGTCATTTCTGCGAGCAATACGCTTACGATCAGCGCTACTGCTGGAAGCATTCAGTTTCGCGTTAACGTATTTAAGTTGAACCAATAATGGCTTACGGTTTTCGGGCGTATAACAACTCCGGGTTTACCCAGGTTGACGAGACTACCCAGGGGTTTCAGGTTCTAGCGACAGGTATCGTAGCAGCGACTGACGCGTACACGCTAGGTTATGTTGAGATACCAGCAAGTTTTCCCGATGACATTATGGTGGTTGCAAAACCTTACAACCCAAACCCGTTACAGTCTGCTCAATTGATAGCCTACTTCTATGATGTAGTAGGCGGTAATGGCACTAGAACCCGGCGCGCCTATATGAATTATATTCCTGCGGGGGGTGCGCTTGCGACAGGCGCTTGTGATTACGCAATCATTCAACGCTGTAGCTTATTTGATGATTCTGTGATCAGCGGGCAGACGCCGAAGAACTATGGGTTAAATGTCTATAGGTCTGATGGCACGCTAAGTTTTACAACTGAAAAACCCACGTTCCGCGTACGCGCTGCACGCCATCATGAAATTACTGCGACGAGTTCTGGCGCGGGGTATTGGTACGTTCCTGAATCACCTGCGGATTTGCTTGATACATACGCGCTGGCGATGAACTACCGTCAATACAAATACAGGGTCTTTGGGCCATCTGTTGATCGGCAGTACAGTGCGGAGTCGCGGGTCGCGTTTTGGAACTACCCGACAGGGCAGTTTGGTACAAGTATCCTTTACTCTGGCGGTGATGCCGGTAAAACCGCCTCTCTTGTAGAGAAAGTTTGGGAGGGCCATAGAACTGAAATGGTAGGATTTGTCGTATGATTAAATATGCTTTTGTTGGTCCAAATGGTGAGGTGCGCTCGATTGTGCACCCTTCAGATGACGCCCTTTTTCAAGAGGGCCAAGTAGTTGGCGACGACACTTTGCGCGCTTTTGACTATGCCGTACCGGATATGGCAGTGATGGACGGGTGGTATTGGCAAGACGGCTGGGTAAAAACCAAGCCTGAGAGGCCGTCTGTTTTTCATAAGTGGGAAAACTTTCAGTGGACCCTGGATGCAGTAGATCTTGAGGCCGAAATTCGGGAGCTGCGCGACAGTAAACTGTTCCGCACCGACTGGACACAGTCTCCAGACAGCCCCTTGTCCGATGCCGCTAAAATAGAATGGGCGGCTTACCGCCAAGCCCTGCGCGATGTACCCGCAAATAACACCACAGTAACTTCACTAGACGAGGTGTCATGGCCGACCCCACCAGGGGGATAAATGATTGATCCTATAACTGCTGTTGCAATGGCTACAAGTGCTTTTAAGACTGTCCAGAAGATGGTGGCAATGGGCCGCGAGATCGAAGACACCCTAGGCCAAGTTGGCAAGTGGTATGGCGCTGTTAGTGACTTCAACGAAGCTAAGAGGCAAGCGGAGAATCCACCTATCTTCCGTAGGCTGGTAGCGTCTAAGTCAGTCGAGCAAGAAGCGCTAGAGATGTTTGCCCACGATAAGCGAATAAGGCAACAAGAGAAAGAACTGCGAGAGCTGCTGATGTACACCTACGGCCCTGACGCTTACCAAGAGCTTTTGGGTATGCGTAGGAAGATACGAGAGCAGCGCGAAAAGACGATTTATGCACAGGCACGCCGCCGAAAGAATGCTTTCTGGTTAACTGTTCAGAGCGCTGCTCTGGTTCTGCTGTGTGGTGGGCTTTACAAAGTAAGCATGTTTTTATACTTAAACATTAACCAGACCAATATGTCTTAGGAGACTGTTATGCACAATGGTAAAGGTAAGCAGTGTGTCTTGAACCAACCAGCCAAAAAGAAGAAGCCCACTAAGACTAAAGGTAAAAAGAAAAATGGCTACTGAGCGCGACTATAAAGAGGCGTATCGCTTCTCCTAGTTATACCAGAAGCGGTATGGCCCAGATAACAAAGATACATTTCCGCTGCTCGCTGCTCCCTACTATAATGCCGCCTCAACCAACCAGAGGCACATATGATTCTTTACATGATCGGCTTTATCTTAGTAACCCTTGGCGCTATCGCTCAGCAAGACCTGTAGGTGTGACACTGTCACAACCTAAAGAGAACTAAAACAAATTAAATAGTATTATCAATAAGTTACGAGTTTCTAGCGCAGACGGCCTAGTAGATCTAAATATAGGTTAAGTCATTGAAATAGAAACAAAAGTAGCAACGCGGGGAACAGAATCCCTCTCTCTCCGCCATACATTTAAGTGCTTGTTTTACAAAGAAAAAGCGATATCATAAAGGCTCCAGTCACAGCAGGGTCACAATGATATGGCAACCGTACGGAAACGCGGCAACAAGTACCAGGCTCAGGTACGCGTCAAAGGGCACACACCTCAATCAAAATCCTTCCTAACTAAAGCAGCCGCCGACGCATGGTGTAGGCGCATAGAGTCGAGCATGGACAACGGATCGTGGATCGATACTCGCGAATCACGGTCCGTGCTCATCGAGAATATAGTGGACGATCTGGTCTACTCTTACGAGCGGTTCGGTCTCGAAGTGGCAGGCCCGAAGCTCGGGCAGCTAAACCAAATCAAAGAATACTTCCACGGGACTTCCCTGCATGACATGACTGTAGACGACGTTTTAACCTTTGCGGCGTATAGGAAGGAAACTGTTTGTGCAAGCACACTGCAGACGCAGATGTATTATTTGAAGCAAGCGATTGAAAATAGCAGGATAAAAACTGAACAGCCCGTAGTAGATATGGCGATCGACGAGCTGAAGAAGAAGAAAATTATTATGGGAAGTCAGCGCCGCGACCGCCGCCTGGAAGAAGGTGAGTATGACGCGTTGATGGATGAGGCTGGCGGACACTGGATAGGGCTAACAATCGACTTAGCGATTGAATCAGGGATGCGGCAGGGAGAAATCCATGCTCTGAAATGGTCTGACATCGACGAAAAGAAAGGCGTAATCAGGCTGCTGCGCAAGGACAAGCACGCTGAGACAGGACAAACAAAGAGCGTAATTCCCCTTTTAAAGGGCGTGAGAGAGGCGCTCCTACGTGCACAGAATGTGTTTGGGCAAGGCCCGAACCTTATCCCTGCAAAGCGTGCAGCAAGCATTTCGGACAAGTTTGCCAAGATGACTAAGAAGCTGGGGATTGAAGACTTGCGCTTCCATGATTTACGGCACGAAGCGATTAGTCGAATGTTTGAACGCGGTATGAGGGTAGAGCAAGTGAGGGTGGTATCAGGCCACCGCACACTTGATCAGTTGAGCAGGTACATTAACTTGCGTGCGGAAGATTTAGCAGGCTTGTAAGGTAGGCGGCAACTTCTAAAGTTGGGAATAAGTATTTTTTCCCACGTTTGATGTGAGGGATATCAAGCACCCCTCGGTAGGTTTGTTGGTAGATTGTTTGTTTTTTAACTTTTAACAGTAAGGCTAGTTCTTCTAAGTCCATGAAAGGGCCGTATTTTTCTAATAGAAGTGTTTCCAATTCCGGTTTGTCCTTAACCTACCGATCGTTTTATAATAGTAATGCTATTATTGGAATAGTAAAGCTTTATTTAGGAATATGTTACTGACACAACCGACCAGAGGTGCGAGATTTTTGCGGCTGGGGGCACGTCGTTTGGTAAATAAAACTTGATTGTTTTTTGTGCTTTTAATCGGGCAGCAAACATTTTTGGCTCGCGCATATTAGCGGGTTTAGTTAGGCGGACGTAGCAGCTCATAGCTGGGCACGGTGATTCAAAGGTGTCCCTGTATGCTGCGGAAGTGTGTGGGACTTCAATTAGAAAAGACTCATCGTCTGATCTGCTGAAGATTACTTTATCGATTGGCGTGGTCATGTCATTAGCAGACCATTTGACATTTTTTCGCGTTATGCTTGGCAGACTCTCTTCTATATTAGGGTCAATGTCTCTAGGATCTACATCTAAGAAGTTGGCTAGCTTTATGATGGCTGGGGCTCGCATCTCAGTGATCCCAGATAGGTAATGGCTTATTGCACCTTGGGTCCAGCCAAGTTCTTTGGCAGCGGTTACTTGGGTGAATCGCATCTCTAGACGTTTTTTATTCCAGATCTTGCGGAGATTTTTTACTATTGTTGGAAATTCGTCTCTTGTGTTCATACACGTCTCCTCCTGAGTGTGTTACAGCTTGAATCCAGTGGGCTACGTCCTTTCTAGAAACACTTTGTTCTATATACTTAGATTTACATATATTAGTAGAAAAGTCATCTACTATTATTATGGCCGTGTCAGCAACACCCAGCACCAACGCTACATTTGTCGAGGGTTTCATCCGCTCTAGCCACGAACATTGGAGCGCGGACAACGAGTGACGGATCACGGTGTCGTCTCGTGCAGGCAGGGTTTTGACGTACTTATACTCAACAAACAGTAGGCCTGCCGGGCCTGCATACATAGCGTCAGGCACCCCTCCCGTATACGTGTCGTGGATTTTCCACTTGTACACATCAGGGTGCAGCGCGTTGTGTATGGACTTGATGAAGCCATGTTCGTTCATATAAAGTAAGTGATGCGTTGTGACTACCAGTGCATCAAGCTGGTGCATAAGGCCCCCCATAGGGGGGCGTAGTCAGGGGTTAGTTACTGGTACTTTTCGTATAAGGCTTCTGCGGCGTTGTAGTCTTCTTCCATCGCCCAACCTACCCAAGACACTTCGCAGTTCATGAAGGCTTTACCCATCTTGTTCTCGGTTGAAACGCCAGACACCTTCCACAAACCTGCAAACCGATCACCGCCGCGCATACCGATCTGAGAGTTCCAGTTCTTGGATACGCGGAGCTTAGATGATGCGAAGTCCATGATGCACGGTGTACGGTCAAGCTCACCTGTCTCAGGGTTCTTGAGCAGAATAACGTGAGCGTGAGTCTCGTTGATGTCGTACTCAGATGGTTTGTCTTGTTCGTTAACTCTGTCTTGAGCTTCCTGCATAGAATCGAAAGCACCGAGGTAGCCGCCGCCTGCATCTAACTGACGCCATACGACAAATTCAGTTTTGAAGGTTAAGCTAATGGCATAGAGATCGCTGCCGTAATTCTGGTTAGTTAGAGTGTTGACGAAGTGTCCTGGCTCACAGCCCTCTACGTAGTTGGCGTGGTGCTTGTCAACTTCGTTGGACATCTTTTGGAGAAGCTTAACGCGCGGTATTGCTACGTTAGATCCTACATTCTCGTTGCCGCGGCCAACACCTTGTACTGCTTTGAGGTGCGACGGAAGCGTGTCAGAAGATGAAACTAATGGAGATACTTGTGTTGATACTGCTTTTGCTGTTGCTGGCATAATATTATCCTATTGATTATTGATTCATGTTTATAGAGATCTAAAGTTAATGCGTCGTATTTCACGGGCCTGCAAACCAGGTACTTCTTCGCCAAGCTTTAGAAGTTCTTTGTAAGCAGTCGACGATACCCGTCGTTGCAAGAGACTGAAGTCTTGGTTACTAATGATGTGCGCATATAACGCATCCCAGTCAGTAACGTCGGGTACAGTATCTTGGTTAATGGACACACTGGCTTTGTCATTAGCGGTACGTGACAAACCCTGCTCATCCAATTTGGTGAGGAGTTGATAATCAAGATCATCTTTTTCTTTGTTCAACTCTTTGAGCTCAGTGTTAAGACTGGCAATGCCGTCTTTCACTTTAGCCCTGGCTTCGATTAGTTCATTAATATTCATAAGGTTCCTTTAGGCTGCTTGGTTTAGTTTGTTTAAAATTTGTAGTAGGTCTTCCATTCGTTTTAGTTTGTTATTTAATTTTTCGTACACGTCCGGTTCCCAGGTGTTACGCGCGGCAATCTGAATTATTTCAGTACGTTGGGTTTGGCCAGCGCGGTAGATACGTCGGTTGAACTGCTGGTAATGCTCAGCGTTGTAGGTTGGCGAGGCCCAGATGACAGCTGTCGCTTTTGTCATTGTCAGCCCGTGTCCTGCTGACTGCGGGTGACAGAACACAACCTGGAGTTGCCCGGCTTGCATTCGATCTACGACATCTTTGCGGTGGTGTGCTGGAGTATCGCCATCGATGACGCCATACCTGATACCCATAGCGTCAGCCATAGCAGTCAAGTGGTTCTTTTCATGCTTCCAGTTGAACGCTACTAAGCTGTGCTTACGCTCAGACACTAGTTGCATTACTAGCTCATAGCGCTCGGGGTGGACGCTCTGTACTGCGCCGTGTTCGTCGTAGATCGCACCCGTACATAGTTGCAAGAGCTTCTTAACTTTTGCGCCTGCGTGTACTGCGTTGATTGTAGCCGTGCCGGTGTAGAGGACGTTGTCTTCTGCAAGCGAGACGTATTGCTTCATGATCTTTGGAGGGAGCTGGACTTGTAATGTGCTAACAGTCTGCTCGGGCATCGTAAGGCATTCTTCGAGCGCGTAACGTACGTTGATATCGCTTATTAAGGAGGCAACAATTTCTTCTGCGTTGTCTTTGTCGACCCACTCGTTGGCGAAGCCATTGAATCTTGCTGTGCAGACAGCTGCTCGGAAACTGTAGAACCTATGCCCTAAGCGCTCGCCGTCATCAACAAGCAGCGTTGGGTGCCAGATGTCTAGAATTGTATTGCTGTTTGGCGTACCGGACATAGCGATGCGGTACTCGAAGCGGTCAACTAGCTTTTTAATCGCTTTGCTACGCTGGCTGCTTTGGTTTTTATACGCTGTGAATTCGTCAATAACTAATGTGTCGAATCGATTGAGCTTAGTTTGGTTTTTGAGCAGCCACTTAACTGCGTCGTGGTTAGTGATGACAATGTCTTCGTCACCTGAGAATGCTTTCTCCCGGTTCTTGGCGTACGCAACGGCGTACGTTAATTGCGGGGTAAACTTCTCTATGTCATCAGCCCATGAGGCTTCGAGGATGGACAACGGTGCGAGAACTAAGGTTCGCGATCCACGCTTAGTGATGGCGTCAAGGACTGACCGGGTTTTCCCTGTGCCAGGATCGGATGTAATTAGGCATCGTGGGTTTTTTAGTATGTGCGCTGTAGTTGCGCTTTGATGCTCGAATGGTTTTAACATATACATCACTCATTGATGGTTTAGAATATTAGCACAGCTAATACTAGTGTTCAAGAAAAACGACTGGCTTTTCGCTAGTCCAGCAGTACCCGCAGGTTGCACAGGAGTCTGTTTTGCCAACTTGTTCGGGACACATAATGCCACCGTATTCTTCCGCGCTTGTGCCTACATGCGCGCTGAATTGCGTATCAGAGTCATCAGAGAACCGGATACGGAAGCGGGTATCGGCATACTTGTTTATGTTGCTGATCATCGAACCCAGAGGCGATGTGTATGCGTGGTGGGTGTAGCCAAATACGTTTAGGTTCTCAAACTCATGCAACCATCTCTGCCATTGAAGAAGGTACTTAGCGCTATAAAAGTCTCCTAGGACGTGCAGTCTAACTACGAATCCTTCAGGGTGCTTGTCGTTTAAAGACGACAACTGGCGCTCTAGGTCCGAGATGAAGTTAGGGTCTGTATGGTCAAAGCGATGGGCGAAAGGCATATTGTCGCCGTAACAATTGTCCCACTGGGCGCAATCGTCGGGGCAGGTAGCGCGTTCTTCAAGTGACAGGCTGTACATTGTCATGCCTTGCCACATCTTAACGGTGACTTTATCTCCTAGCTTTTTGTTTTGTTTGCCTCTCTTTAACATGTTGAGGCTTGATGGCTTGACGCCTTTTATGTACCTCGTCTGTGGCGGGCGCAGATTTCTTACTGGGATTAGGTTCTCGGCTAATGATGTCATCTAGAATCTCCTGTCGTAAGTTAGCGGCTGTGGTCTGATCGCACTGAGTCATGATCTTGATTTCCGATTTCTTCAAACGGTGTGTACTCCACGTCTCCGCTTCGGTTGGATCGGTTACGAGCTTGTACTCGACTAGACTCCCACTTCTTTTGTAGAATGCTTGCATTGATTAGATCCTTGACTGGTTGTGCAAAAAGGGATTTGTATTCATCATTTGTCATACTTTTTTGCCTCTTTTTTACGTGCTTTGAATTCTGCTTCTTTGTCTTGGACAATTAGCCAGGCTCCTTTGAATGCTAAGGCGGTTAAGACAACAGCGAGCAGTGTTACTAGGGCATTTAATATTTCGCTTATCATGGGTCAACCTCCACCCACCGAAAAGATCGGTAGGGAAATTTTTTGGTTTTAACGAACATGAGTTGTTCGCGAGTCATGGTGCGTTTCATGATGAGTAGCGTGATGGATATGGCGAGGCCGCCGACCATTGCTGCCATCATGCCGCCAAAGGTTCCTGCGAACAGGAACATAAGGAGGCCAGTGCATGCGATATCAAGTGGGATATCGAATGAAATAGCTCGACGTACGCCGAACTTAAAGATCAGAAACAGGAGACCTGCTGCTGAAAGTAGACCTGCTGTAATCATAGATAACTCCTAGTAATGTGATTACGATGAGTGCGATTTCTGCGGCGTTTAGTAGTACTGCAAGTAATGTCATTCGTTTGTCCTGAGATGAAAGTACGCAACAGTGCATACAACAGCGACTAGTACAAATACGTACAAGCCGACTGCTAGCATCTGCGCGAAGATTGTGAGTAAAGCGGCTACTGCGATTGCATAGCCAAAGCGTATAAGTAACTTTTTCATAGGGATTCTCTCTTCACGATTCATGAGGATCATTTGAATTCCGATCGGGAATAAAAAAGCCCTAATACATACAGTCATTAGGGCAAGGGGCACTTCAGGGAGGAATACAGTGTTTAATCAACACCCCACGTGCATTCAGGGTTATCGCCCTTGCGGAACGAACACCATCTGCACGCGTCTTTACTAGGCGTCGGAGCAAATTCTGTTTCGGTTGTCATTTTAATAGCACGCCTGTGATATGCAGGGGCAAATAGCATTGCTTGGGCGCGCGTGTATTGTTTTTTAGTTGTTTCGCCGTGGTCTAAGTACCAGAACTCTGTTTGTACAAATTGCACGTTTGGGTATCTGAAGAAGGTAGCTATGGCATACAAGAGGCCTTGTTGGCCATGTGACACTTCGTTGCCGAATTTCTTGCCTGTTTTATAGTCGATTACACGGGCAGATGTTTCATCTTCTTGTACGAGAGCATCAAGTTTGATACGTGCCCAGGTTTCTTTTTGCATCCATCCGACTGTTGCCCAGTCGAGGTCGAAACCCCACTCACCTTCAAGTTCTACTTTCGCGTCGATATAAAGTTCACGCAGTTCTTCAAACTGGCTTTTAAACTTATGAAGAGACTCGTGCATTTCGCCCAGTGTGCCGTTGACGTAGTCTTCAGCGTATTGGTGGATTTGCGTACCTCTGTCTGCAGCTGGACCGCTAGGCTCTTTAACTCCTTTAACACGGCTGATATACGTGCGGTAAGGACAGTCTTCATATACTTTAAGCGCTGAGTAGCTCCAGGCTCTAACATCACCTAATACCTCTGGCTTTTCAAATTCGGGAAGGTCTTGCGCACTCTTGTCCTGAGTTAGCTTGATCATTTTTAATCCTAAGTATTTGTATTAGTTTGCAGGTATTAGTATAACTAATATAATTAGTTATTAACAGCGAGTAACTTGCGATCTTTATCGTCAAAGTACTTGTCAGTAAGTTCAGTTAACTGTTCGTCATCGATGCGCCACTCAACAATTACGCCGCGCGTTGGGTTATCGTGGCGATTAGCGTTATGCAATCTTCTACGCTCGCGTCTCAGTCCGTTACGTTCTGCGCGTTTGATGAACTCACGTTGTGATATACGGTCGTCAGTGAGTACGCCATACACAACACGCAAGTGCTCCATAGGTATTATTGAGTACTCAGTTTGCGATTCTGCAATCCACTGCTTAACAAAACGTTGTGCGGTAGTAATCTCTTGTCCTTGAAGCACGTTAGTAAGACTGATGTCTAAGATATCCGTAAGGAACGATAGCTTGCCGTGGCGTACGGCTGCGAAGAACTCTTCCATGACAGACATGGTCACTTGAGCCATTTGGGCTTTAGCGTTGTTAGCGATAGGCGTATGTACTAGCTGTTTATTAACTTTGTAATTACGTAGTAGCGCAGCAAATTTGTGTAACTCTTTGCTGATGTCATCGATGCCGTCGATAACTTCTGGGTACACATGCTCTAGTTTTTGTTCTTGTCTCGGAGCGATGTTGTATCGCCTGTCCCCCTCCTCGATTTTCACGGCATCTATACGGTTGGTGAGGAAGATAAAATTTGTGTAGTTAGGCATTTCAACTTGGTTAGAACGCATTGCGCGGATGGTCATCGTGTTTTCTGTAATAGCGTTCTTGAGTTTGTCAGCAATTTTTACAGTGCCTGCGTTAGCTGAAGCCATGTGAAACTCATCAACTACCAGGAACAGCGCTTGTCTCATGTACAAGTTGAACTGCTCTTCGATGTTTTGTAATGCGCGCATTGGTACGTGCTCGTTACCGAACAGTGGTCTGAGTACTTTGGTGTAGAAGATACCTTTACCTGTGCCAGGGACGCCTTGTAGCACCCAGGCAGTCATTGCTTTACGCTTGGTTTGGAAGATATATGCCAACCAGTTGGTGAAGTGTTCAACTTCTAGTCTTTGACCACCTAGTATATGGGTAAGTAGCTTGTAGATTAGCGGACAAGAGTCTGCGATCTTTGCTGCGTCACCCATGCTTAGCGGTTCGTGCTCACGGTTTGATAGCATGTATTCCGTTTTGCGG